TATAAGGGGGGCAGGATATTTCTGGGTTATGGTTGACCCAGACTTAGATGATGGGATGGGAGAGGTATTAATTAAAGATTTACACCCTAGAGATGTCTTCTGGGATATACGTTCTCGGGATTTCTTTAGACGGGATGCAATGTATTGTGGCATAAGAAAAATCTTTTCTAAAGCCCAATTAATGCAAATGTATCCCGAGCATAAGGAACTAATAAAGCAAGCCAATACGATTGATAGCGAAGATAGTTTAATATCTAGTATTGGTGCTACCACTACTGCGCCCGATGGCACTGAAGAAGTAGAAGAGGTTAATCCTGGCGATATTGATAATGGCGATATTGATAATATTGATACTGGTTATTCCTATGATAATATTGATACTGGTTATTCCTATGATGTTCAGGATACTGATATATTACGATATAGTGTAGGAGATTCTGATTGGGATACTTTAATAGAGTATTTTCATATCTATCTAAAAGAGAAGAAACCCATTCATAGGATTACATATTACGTTGTTAAATCAGAAGAAGAAATTAAAGCCATTACTCAGCAATATACTCAAGAGTTCAATAAAATTGCTGAAGAGGGTAAGGTAAATATTGGTGACCAACTAGCCCAGCTAAAACAGGCTTTAGAGGCTGGTGAAATTACTCAAGAACGTTTTCAGTTTGAATCTAAGAGAATACAAGAAGAGTATGCTCAGAAGCTACAAGAGGTTCAAGATGAATTAAAACAGAAAATAGCCGAGTATTCAGTAGAGATTAAAACTGAGAAGTTTACAGAGAAAGAATATAATCAGTTAAAGAAATCGCCTGAATTTGTATCTACTATTATTGATGAAATAAAATACTACGCTACTGTTATTAAAGAAGTTACAGCAATAGGAGATAAGATATTAACTCAACGTTATCTTGATGACCGTATTACTGAATATCCGATAGTACAGTTACCGTATATAGATACAGGATGCCCATTCCCAATGGCGTATGTTACTATGTTAGTAGGTAAACAGGATGAGATTAATAAAGGTCATCAAATTACTATTCATAATGCTAACTTAGGGTCGGGATTGCGTTGGATGTATGATGAAGGTTCTATTGACCCAGATGTTTGGGAAATGTATTCGTCTTCGGTAGGTGCTTTGTTGCCTGTTCATACTGGAATGCAACATCCTATTCCTATAATGCCAGTTCCTATTTCTAATGGTTTTATCCAATTAGTCCAAGAGAGTAAGTATGATTTTGAAGACCAGTCTGGTATGTTTAGAACTATGGCTGGTGGTCAAGATAGTAATACTCAGACATATCGAGGATTATTAGCATTAGACGAATTTGGTACAAGACGGATAAAACAGTGGATTATTAATGTTGTAGAACCTGTATTAACCTATTTAGGAAAAGTATTCCATTCAGTAGCACAGTCCACTTACTCAGCATACAAGGTAATGCGTATTGTTCAACCAAATAATCAGTCTAAAACAGTAGAAATTAATATTCCTATCTACAATGATTATGGCGAGGCAGTAGAAAAGTCTATGAATTATAGTGAAATGAAGTTTGATATAGCCTTCATAGCTGGTTCTACTCAACCTATTAACAGGTGGGCATTATTAGACGAATACTTTAAGTGGTTTCAGGCTGGTATTATTGATGATATTGCCTTCTTGGGTGAGACTGATATACGCAATAAGGAAAAGATTATTCAACGCAAATCCACATACAGTCAACTAATAGCTAATATTGATGAACTGAACAAGATGGTAAAAGATTTACAGAGTAGGAATAAAGCACTAGAAAATCAATTAGTTAATTATTCGATAAAAGATAAAGCTTCTACGGTAGGAGATAGATTGAACAAGCAATATATGGAAACTGCTTATCAACAGAAACTCTTACGTGGATTAATGAAAGGTAATGCCCGTGTAAAGAATCAAGAAATTCAGAATACAGTTAATTCTATTCTTCAGAACTTTAGTGGGCAGATGCAAGTAGAAGCTGAGAAACAAAAAATACAGATGCAGAATAGCGGTAATGCCGCAACTGCACAAAATAGAAGTCAGGAGACTAACCCTCCCCCGACTGAAGAAAATAACAACCCCCTAACAGAGGAGACAAACAATGAGTGATGAGTTTTGGGATGGTAACACATCCGATTTAGGTGGTAACACACCTTTTGGTGATAACACACCAGGTCTTGGTGATGATTTTGGAGATGATTCCGACGACGTGTTCGGCGATGATTTTTCAGATTTATCACAAACAGGACAAAATGATGATGACGATTTAGAAGATTCTGATTTCCAAGATGATGATGATGCGGCAAATATGGGGGGGAATCAGAAGAAGTCTAAACCAGTCAACTGGAAAAAGCGGTATCTGGATTCTTCTCGTGAAGCCAAACGTTTGTATGGCGAACTACAAGGAATCAAGCAAGCAATGCCGTTGATAAGTGCCGTACAGGCTAATCCCCAATTTGCTGAATATGTTCAACAATTTTTTAACAAAGGGAATCAGGGTCAGGATACGCTGGATTTGCCTGATGATTTTCAATTTGATGCCGATGAGGCATTTAAAAATCCGCAATCTCCATCTGGACAGGTTCTAAATAAGATAATTGAATCTCGTGCCAATCAAATCATTGAGAAACGCTTAGAAGCTGAAAAAGCAAAAACACAAGCGCAAAGAGTGGAACAAGACTTGGTAAACAAGTTTAAAATAACACCACAACAACTGGCAGAGATAAAACAATGGGCTTCTAAAAGAACTATTACTCCTGATGATATATACTTTTTGTATTTAAAGGAGAAAGGTTTATTGCAGAAGAACATTCATAATTCAATAATCCAAGACCAACGAAGACAATCTTCTAATGTACAAAGAGCTCCCCGTAGTGCCGCTACGCTGGAGAGTATGAACTCTGACGATATAGATAGAGATACGGCGGCATTTAATACAATTTTAAAATCAACAGGACAAAGTATGCGTAAACTTCTCGACGTCTGATTCTCTAATTAGACAGGAGAGAATGTTATGGCTACAAATTTAACGTTCGAGGGTGTACAAAACGCCCCACAATATATTGGCAATGTGCCTAATATCAATTTAGGCGACCAATATAAACCCTATGAGTTTGGTAAGAAATTATCGCAACTTAATATTGCTTCAGACCCGTTTTTTCGATTCGTCTCAAAACTCAGAAAAGAACCAGTAGCGGCTACTGAATATGTTTACACGGAAGAGCGTCCCAGTTTTTGCCGTAGGTATGCTTATGCTGTTGGTTGGAAACACGGTGGAGATACGAGTTTTGTTGTTACTTACAAAACTTTTGGTAGTGGAAATATCGTAGAGGGTAATGCTATTAGTCTTAAATTGGCTGGTGACTATAAGACTGTTGGTAATATTACTAACGTATATGGTCAGGCTACCAATAAGATTAGTATTGGTGCTGATGGAACTACTCCACGTTGGGTTATTCCCAATATTCTACTGCGAGTTCCTCTAAAACCCCAAGCAAAAGATTTACCAACTGACCCTTATAGCGCAACAGTTGCCACTGACTATATGACTGTATTAGTGCAAAGTGTTGGTGGTACTGCGCCTTATGTAGAGGTTACTGGTATTGTTGTTAGAGTTCCTAAAAATGGGATTTATGTATTAACTACACTATTAACCTCAGGCAATGTAATTTCTGAAACGTATGGGATACATCCCGCTATGCTAGAGGCACTGAGAACAACTGTTCAAGGTACTGCGTTTGGTGCTGGTACGGGAGTGCCAGAGACTTGGGCGGATACTCCATACATTAATGGATATGCGATGACTCAAATTCTAAAGACCTTTTGCGCTATGGATAATTCTAGTAGGGCGAATGAAATGAGGTTCTTTAAGAATGAGTATGCCCGTATTTGGGGTAATAAACTAATCGAGCATAAATGGGATTTGGAACAAATTGGACTTTTTAGTTCACTTGGTAGAGATGCCAATGGCAATAGGCATACTGAAGGTGCGCTTAATTACATTATGAAAAACTCCAATGTTTTTTCGTTGAATTATGCTACTACTTATGCCGATGATTTATTTGAGCATCTTTCAATTATGCTTGACCCACGTTATAATAGTGTTGTCCCGACTTTATTCTTTGTTTCAACCCTGACTTACAACTGGATGAATAGGTTGGCTGGGCTGTATAAGAATAATATTACCATTGCAGGGAATAATATTGTTACACCAGATTTTGCTCTAACAAATAGAACTCAAATTCTTGGTGTGCCAACTGATGTTTTTGCAACTCCTAAAGGGCGTATTAAAGTTATTATTAATCCGCACCTTGACGGAACACCTGTTAAGATGTTGGGTATTAACTTGAACGGTGTGAAATATCGTCCGTTGGTTGGCAATGGTATTAATCGTGATACCAAAGTCTATCCTGGAGTTAAGTCTTTGGAAAAAGACGGCACTGATATTCAAGGCGATTTGATTCTTACGGAAGCCAGCTTTGAATGGAGCTTGCGTGAGACGCACGCCGTTTGGATATAAATCTTTAGGCTACCGACACTTGGGAGTAAGGGGGGAAGTTCTCTTCCCCCCATTTCGCCAACCTGAAATGGAGAGGAAATAATATGACAATAGGTGAAATATATTCAATAGTTAAGCAAAGCATTCCTAATATTGCGTTAGCCTCAGTGGTTGAAAAGATAAATGCCGCCCTGATAGAAATGTCTCCTAACCTGAAAAGAAAAGTCTTTGTTACTTACAATATTACTGCTAATTGTACTACTTATGAATTACCCAAGAACTGTATTTCTGTTCTTTCTGTTGGTATATATGTAAACAATGCGTATAAAAAAATATCGAGATTTTATGATGACGGGATTATTCCTGTTGGAGATAGTGTTACACCGCTTGAAAATGTTACTGAACGGGAAAGTGTAAAAAATACTAACTATGCGTATTGTATATTAAATGATTCTGTTCAGTTATTTCAGATTAGTGGTGGAAAGTTAATAGCTCCTACCGAATCTTACGCTGGTGCATTGAAAGTAAAATATACTGCTAGACCAAATATGTTGGATATTGTTAGTATTACCAATGATACTGAACCAGATGTACCCCAAATATTACATACGGCTATTATTGATTATGTATTGTTTGAATGCTATATGGAGCTAGTATCCACTGTTAATGGAGAAAAGGAAATTTATACTCGTAGTCAATATCTTAATACTGCTAATGTGTATTATTCTAAATACGTGAATAAAATGAGACTGTTCAATGGCGGACAAATATCCCCTGAGGCACGTATCGCAAAATCTCCATCACCAATTACATCGTTGAGGTAACTATGATAGATATACTTGCTAGTATTGCAACTTACGTCGGAGGTGAACAGGATGAGGAACTGAATATTGTTTATAACAATTTTAAGTTCAGTAAAGGAATGGCAGAACAATGGTTGCAAGATGGAGTTCGGATAATAATAAATGAGGTGCATCCTTCGGTATTATTGTCTTTATCTAAGAGTAAAGATATAATTACTAATCCAACTGATTTATCCACGTTATTGGGTAACATTGACTACAAGATAGTCTCGGTATTAAGATATTGTGGTAATTATAAGTATGTTTGTAGAGAGATATTACCCTCTCAAATAGCAGACATAACAAATAAGTATTCGTTATCTTATGCTACCGCATTAGACCCAGCATTCTGTACCAGAGAAAATGTATTAACTATCTATCCCGAAGCTAATGGATTAGCAGGGCAAGTGATTGGTGAGTTGCATTATATCCAAGTTCCTACTGTTAATTTGGCAGAAAGTAATTCTATTTTTAGTGCTGACTTTGAAGCGTTAAATAGGCTATTGGTGATTTATGGAGCGGCTAGGCTGTATAGAGAATGTAGCGTTGGATTATTAAACGAGATAAAGAATAGTGCTAGTGAAATCATTATCGAAGAATTTGACCCATTATTGAAATTATACGAAAAGGTGGGAAACAATAATGTAAAGAGATATTCTGTTCGTAATGAAAATTTAGATAGAATATTTGGTGAAAATTATACAGCACTTAGTCTTGTTGAAGATGTTGATGGGATTTTATTTCCTGGCGAAGGAACAGAAAAAGAATCAATAGATAGTATTTGGGAAACGATACAAACCGCTAGTTCGCTATTTAATAAAACTAATGAAACTGGTATATCAGGAAAGGTATCTGCATTTGATACTGAAAATGGTATCTTGAAAACTGATTTAGCAGTGCCATCTGTAACAGCACCTTACTCATCTAACGTAATCTTTTCCCCTTCTGTTAGTGCTCCTTCAGATATTACTGTAAGTCAAGATGAGGTTTTTGGAGAAGGTGTACAGGGGGGAAATCCGATTAATTTATATCTTACTGATTATAATGCAATTCTTAATACTGACATTTTAGATGGTATAGAAGATACCACTTTTAGTCCTCCCACACCATCAGATTTTAGTGGTACTTACTTTCGTGTTACTGCTCCATCAACTCCTAGTCTTACT